AATAATCTGAATGCTATCCATAATAGCATTGTAAATGGCTTTATCCTGACAATGCTTTTCAGTTTGATCAATTAGCCAATCTAAACTTACTGACTCATCTTTTAGTAATTCAATCTTTTCTTTAAGAGAGCTATACTCTTCATCGTTAATGCCTGAAATGTTCGAGGCATCTACTAGAAGGGCAGTCTTGCTCGGTATACTATTGTACTTATTTACATACTGATCAATTAATCTATAGAGTGTTTTATCAACCTTGTTTTGAAAGTAAGCTTCTTTTAGGAACGGTAGAGTTTTTCTTGCATACTTTTCATTATAGATTAAATTATTAAAGATCGTAGATTCAATCATCTTACGTGATTATATTAGAACCGTAACTGAATTCTTTCTTGGCTGCCTCTTCTAGTCTTTCCATAATCTCTGGAGTAAAGTATTGTTCTGGGTTACTATTAATTTCCTTACCAAACACCTTACGGCCGTCTGGCAATTCATAACGGGTTGAGGATTTCTTAATAATATCGTATTTTTCTGCCAGGTCTAAGAGACCGTAGTACCGGTTGAGGCCCTTGTCGTAAGTAAGTAGCACTTCTGCGATTCCATGCTCCCTAGATAGCCGTGATTTGTACATCTTGACTTTAATGATGTTTCCGATAACATCGTTTCCGTCTTTTTCTTTCTTTTTGCTGAGCATTGCAATAGTGCTGGCAGCATACTTGAGCCCTGTACCACCTGAGATCTCCTTTGTTGGAATGTATGATCCGACCATTTCATAAACGTGATTCGTAATAATAAACGGAACACGAACCTTAGCACATTTAAGAGTAAGAACCCTAAATGTAGCTTTGATTACTTGAGACTTAGTCATATCTCGAGTATCTTTGCCTTCTAAACTATCTTCCAATTCTTTGGAAGTAGTTAGTAAACCTAGACTATCTAAAACAAACATCATCGGAGGACGTTTGTCTTCTGGTTGTTTTTCATATGCTTCAAGCATCTTCAATGCATGAGTCTTAAACTTCTGAATCGTATCAGGCTCAGCAATAATCACCCGGTTGGTATCTATACCTCTTGTTTCCATCATATCTCTAGTTACTGCCGCTTCCGTGTCGTAGTAGACGACCCCTCCGGATGGGTTTCGGTCAAGGAAAGATCTGACGACACCAAGAACAAAAAAAGTTTTGCCCGTTGCTGATTCCCCTGCAAAAGCAGTAACCTTGTTATCTGGAACCCCTCCATAAAGACTTCCACTTAATACTGCATTAAGAATGTAACACCCTGTATCAATAAACCCTCCAAACTCAGCACTACCTTTACCATCTGCTGCAATGCAAGTATCCTCATCTTTTATAGTTTCTACGAGATCTCTAAAAAATGACATTATTCTTCCCTTATTCGTCAAGTTGCCCAGTCACACCTGAAATACCTACTATCTTAAATATAAACATAGCAAACTTCTTACTCTTAATTGCAATAAGACAATAGGTAATATAAGACGCAATTATGCCTGATATTGCATTAAAGGTCCAGCATAGGAATGATGTAATAATTAATAATAAACTACATAAAAAAGCGATTGGAGCTAGAAGAAAACCGATTCTCATTCTTCAACTTTAAAATGTTGTTTGAAATAAATGCAAGAGTACTACCCAAATTCATGTATCCCATTTGTCTATACGGATACTCACTTTTCGATCTTTAGAAGGACTCTTTGGACACCTGCTTATAAAAACTTTAATTAAAAAAATCCCTGCTCAAAATTATTCCAGTCGATAATAGGAGCTATTATACGGCGTTCCTTTATAATACTCCAGCCTGGTCTTTTTTTAACAAAAGCTTTAGCTTCTAAAAGACGAGAAAAGCGTCTGAATTTGTCGCCAAATTCATCTATAGCATAATAATTATATTTCACTTAACTTTCGTAGATATTCTTAAGCTTTAATTTAAAATCTTCTATTTTAGAAATTCTATCTGGCCAGTAAATATAGTCTTTATCGGGATTTTTAGCAAGGTTATCTAGAAGCGGTAAAATGGCGTTGTAAAGAACATAAACCTTTTCTGACGATGATGCGATAGCATCTTTAACAATTTTAAGCTCTGACTCATCTATAACACTAAATCCAAAGTCAAAGTCTTCATCTCTAAGTTCTAACTTCATTTAGTCTAGAAACAGCGAACAAAATTTAGAAAAACTAAAAAATTCTTTAATATTATTTGGGCGTGTCTTTTCAATCGAACTTATTGTTTTTTTGATTAAATGTTCAGGTATGTCTGGATGCATTCTTTGCTTAAAAAGGTGAAGCTTTTCTTCTGGAGATGCATTGCTATAAGCTTTATTTCTTAATTCAGTAGCATGAATGTTATCATGCTCATTAGATGTTTCTTTTCTTATACTTGTAGATATAGAATGAAACTTATAGGGAATATTACCTTTTTTATCAGGGGTATTATTGTATTTGTGGATGCTTTCAATAGGGCCTTCTCGATCAGGCCCAAGAACAATGTGTGCATGCTTTACATGAGGGTTAGATTTATTAAAATGTGAAATATTATCAAACATGCTACCACCCTCATGTACATGAAGATGTCCTGATTCTATATGCTTTTTAAAGGCATGTTTAATAAGATCGGCTCTGTGTTCAAAGCTTAGAGGGTTTTTAGTATCACCAGGCTTATTCTTAGTAATGTATAAGTGAACAGGGCCTTTGTTTTTTGCAAGAGCATCATTTATGAGCTGTTCGTGGCCTCTATGGAAGGGTTGCATGCGCGCACCAGGAATAATAACTGCATGAGAGTTCTTCTCCTCACTCTCATTCATCTCAGCAACAGGCTTTTTTGCTCTAAGATTAGTATTGTGGATAGCATTAATTCTGTTGAATTCGTGTCGAGGATTAAGTTTAGTGGTAGAAGCAGCAGCATGCTTACCGCGAGGCACATATCCTTCTGGAGGAGCTGGCTTAAAGCCATGATCAGACGGAACTTCATGTTTGATAGAAGATCTTTCGTCTGCTTTATGTGTTTCATGCACATAATCTCTTACAGCATTAGTAAAAGCATGATGAACTTTAAATGTTTTATTAATAGATTCTTTATCTTTATCTACGTCATGAAGTACTTGGTGTTTTGATTGTAGTTTTGCAGACTTCGCTTTATCAGTCTTAACCTTAGCAATTTCTTTATCATGAGCATCAGATACAAATTGCTTAAACCCTTCATGTGAAAGAGCAGAATGCCCTGTATCCCCGTAATGACCAGATTTAATCATATGATTAACGTAGGGCTCTAAATGTTGATGGTATAAGCCTTTAGATACTACATCTAGATGCTTACGGGTTAAGCTATCGCCAACGTGAGAGCCAATTGCTTTATTATGCTTTTCTAAAACTTTATGACTTATTTTAGGAGCATGAAGATCCACATTATAGACGTCTGGATGCTCTTTAACATCTTTACCAGGAACAAGCCCATGAGGGTTATGAAAGTTTTTATCGAAAGCTGTGTGTGAGGCTATAACTATCTTTGCTTTCTTAAGCTTTCCTATTTCTTTTTTATCTATGGTAGAATTGCGAACTACGTTTGGCTGCCAGGTTACCTTACCGTATGAATGATGAAGATCTTTTTCAGGGGTTGTAGTGTGTATATCATGCTGGATAATAGGTGCTGAACCATGAATCTTATGAGCATGGTCAAGCAACTTAGAAAGCATAGGAGTAAGATGATGATCTGACCCGTAGTGATTTTGAATATCTTCGTGAGAATAAGCTACTCTATGCTCATGAGCAATAGTTTTTGACTCCATTCTACCCTTATAAGCAACACCCACAGCATTAGCGGGGTGGTTAGGGTTATGAAAAGGTGAGTCTATAGAGTTTTTTACAGATACTACAGATACCTTGCCGTCTGTTTTCTTTTGTGGTTCAAATGACGATTTGCTTCCAGGCCTGCTTTGCATGTGCTTAAACAAATTAGCAGCTGCACCGGTAGCAGATGATCCTCTGAAAGAATAATCAGCTAAGTGAGTATAATGTTTAGGGTCCGGAGTACCTAGTCCTTGATATTTTTCTTCGATATAATTAGTAAATGGAAACATTGAACACCTCATGCAGGGTTGTATATTTATACAAAAAAGCTATCTAAGGTATTTCTCTTCTCTGTTTTCCAACCGATAATATCTAAGATGTTTTTGATTGGTTCAATAAACGCTTTATCAAATTGAGTATCGTGGTCAATCATATCATCTAGATCCAGTTCTTTAGGCAGTTTGCCCGGTGTTGAAATAACATGCTCACCCAAGTAATTAGGTGTCTTGAGGTAGCAGAACTTTATCTTTTCTCCCTTCTTAACAGTATCATATTTTTTTTCTAATTTACGAAGCTTGACAACATGATTAAATAGCAGCGCACCCTTTACATGAATAGGTGTACCCAGCTTAAACACTTTACCGCCATTATAATCAGCCCATTTTTCAAGCTCTGAGATTCCTCTTGGGAAGGCTATTTGCTCAAAGGGAAGCCTTTTAAACTCGTTTCTACAATGCTCAATATACTTTATCATGTCGTCTTCTGTTTTCGTCATGATAATAATTATAGCGTCTCTGATCATCTTACGAACAGGGGCGGGGGTAGACGATCTAACAGCTTCGATGCCCATCATCTTAAGCTTCGGTTCGGTATATTGTACACCTTCTAAATTATGCACGTTAAGAATGTACCTTTTCTTAGCCGTAAATATGCCCTTATCAGATATAACCTCTCGCTTCATTTTCATTTTCTGAGCATATGCATTTACGTACTCAGCAAGCTCATCATAACACTTATCGATGTAAGGCTCTAAGACTTTATTGCAAAACTTATCAAGATATTTGACAACTTTCTCTGTTGACTGATCTGGTGCAGTCTGTTTAACCAATTCGTTAAGGGTAATATACATCGAATCGGTATCAACCGCAAGAACGTAATCGACATCAACAGTCTTCAAGGTCTTATTAAGATATGCATTCATTCTTCTTTCTATCCATCTGATAGAAAGCTGACCTGATTTTGTAATTGACTCAGCGTATTTTGGGTCAAACCATCTAAAGAATATATTAGCCAACGCACCATAAGCGCTGTTAAGCTGGATTTTCTTAGCAAGCTGCATGTTATCACATCTTGCAATTTCTTTCTCTAGTTCGTACGACGGGTTTTGCTCATACTTTTTCTTTGCCTCAATCATCTGGGTTTTATATTTAACCCGGTCGTTATACATCTGTTCCATTAGCTCTGGCAAGAAGCCTTGACGGTCTTTATCAAAGTAACAACCAGAAGCAGCTACTGTATAGTTCTGTGCTTTCAGTTCGTTACGAATACCAAAATCGTTTAATGCTCCATCTAATATTCTATCTACACCACTATCATCAGATAGACTACCAAACGTTCCCTTGCAAGTTTCAGGTGAGATGTTATATTGCATGATAAGGTGAGGATATAGACTATTCAAGTCAAACGACACCACCCAGTTGTGCATTCCTAGCTGAGGATCTTTTACGTATGCGCCAACAATGCTACGATCTTTTTCTTTGCGTTGGGCAACATTAAACATCGGTACTACTATGTTCTTTTCTATCAAATAATTGTGGATAATGATATCCCACATCCGTACTGATGTAAAAGTGTCTAGATAGTTAACTTTCGCATCATACGCAATAGCATATACTTGCTCAATAAGCTTGAGTTTATCTTCTAGACGGTCTACAAGAGCAACATCTCGAATGTTATATTCAATATAGTTTTGAAAGTCTTTTTCATAGAACTCATCAAGAGTATCAAATCCTAGAGCATTAAAATCTAACTTGCGCTCGCCAAGTTCGGTGAATGCGATATCATCTAGTTTATAACTCTCTTGTTGAGAGAAGGAAAACTTCTTGTACAGCTGCATGTAATCAAGGATAGTAATCCCTATAATAACAGGAATGGTATATTCTCTACCTGCAATTTCAATATTGCGTTCTGAGAGAAGCCCCCACGGGGAGAGTCTTTTGGCCGATTCCGGGCCAAGAATTCTAGTAATGCGATTAATCATATAGGGCATATCAAAGAACTCTACGTTCCAGCCCGTAATAATATCAGGAAGAAATTGCTTAGATCTCCAGACAGTAATAAACTTATTCAGTAGATCGTTTTCATCCTTGCACTTAACGTAGGTAATTTGTCCTAACGATGGTTTGTAATCATAGTAGCCAAAGACCACCGAATCGCCATTTTTAGTGAGCGTAATAGCGGTTACTTGTCTATCTGCAACTGAGATATCCGGAAAGCCACCATCTGCTTTAATTTCAATATCGATTGTTACGGCAGATATTTTCTTAGGGTCATATTGAATTTCACCGTGGTAATGATCGTTAATGAAGGGATAAACCCAGTTACTCATTCCGTAAACCTCTTTACCAGAGATATCAGAATTACTGGCTATATACGCTCTTGCTTCGTAGGTACTATCAAATTCCTTGCGGTAGACGGTCTTGCCGTGCAATGTTTTATATTCGTCAAGACTGACTCTATCATTTACGAAAAGATAAGGGCGACACGGTACGGCATATTGTACCTTATCTCCGCCCTCATATCCTCTGATAAGAAATTCGTTTTTATGAAGATAAACGTTAGTGTAAAATCTTATCATTTTAACCGGCAATTAAACTGTAAGGTTATAAAGGTTCTTTAGAACCTGAACATTGTAAATAATATTTTAATTCAAGTCAACTACTGAAAGGGGCCGACCGGCCCCTCTTATCAAACCGATTATTAAGCCAGTCCCACTCTTCGTAGGATACTGGCCACATTCAAGGTGCCTTATTATCTTCGACTAAAAGCTTTTTTTCAGTATCTGAAGATAAGATTTCGATCTTCCTTGGCTTTTTGTGTTCAGGAATAATGCGTTCCAGGAATACCTTAAGCATACCGTTAAAATATTCTGCATTTTTAATTTCGATCGTATCAGCAAGAGTAAACTTACGAGTAAATGTGCGGTCTGAAATTCCCTTGTAAAGGAAGGATTGATTAACATCATCTTGGGTAAATGAATCAAGATTTGATTGACCCCTAACTGTCAAAACACCCTCAGCAAGTTCTAGTTCTAGTTCCTGCTTAGAGAAACCAGCAACAGCAAGCTCGATGACATATTTGTTCTCATCAACCTTCTTGATATTGTATGGGGGGTAATTGGGGATATTTTTAGTTACATCGTCATGAAACTTTGCAAGACGATTAAAAGTATCATCGAAACCAACAAAGAACTTGTCAAGATCTTTGATACCATATGCGGAAAGGCCTGGAAATGCTGTCATATATTTCTCCTTTAAATAAGCAAGATAAGTTTTAGCAGCCCCGAAGGCGCTGCAAATTTATTTAGCTAGAAATTCCAACTGGACTCCAGCCTCTTTAAACATTGTAACAGTAATATTCCAATTACAATGCGGTTTGTCTTCTTCAGATGGAAGACAAACTACTTTTTTAATGCCTCTTTGAATGATTGACTTAGCACATTCATTACAAGGAAGCAGTGTTACGTAGATTGTGCATCCCGATATATCGGTGTGAGCATTGTCGATGGCATTTCTCTCGGCATGACATACAAATTGATATTTGACATCTCGATTATTGTAACGAGTCTCACTATCAATAACGCCTCTAGGAAAACCATTATAACCAAGAGATACAATGCGATTTTCATCATTAGCGATAACCGCTCCAACTTTTGTGCTTGGGTCTTTTGACCATTTACCAACATGTTCTGCTAGCTCCAAAAATCGATACGCCCACTTAGTATCTCTCAATTTGTCCGAATTTGTTAATGCGCGGACCAGATGCGGCTGTTGCCAAAGGCTTATCTCGTTTGTTAAGTCCATATTTATTACACCATTCTTTCCACGCAGCTTTTTGCTTTCTTGAAGGCTTACACCCACTAATGCTAGTCTTAATAATCATATTTTTCACTATCGACAAGGCTATCGATAAATTCTTCTTCATTTTCAAATTGTTCTACAAGCTTTTCTCTGATATCTTCGAAGGAAAGAGTAGTCTGGTCAACTAGCCTATAAAAGGCTTGGCTAATTTTATCTTCTAGTGTAATGCGTTGTAGGGCTTCTGTAGTCCGGTTCTTAAACATTGTCGTCCTCGTGTTTAATAAGATTTGTTACAGTTTGAGAGAAAGCGTATTTTTAATAAAGTTCTGCTATATATTTTTGCATCATATTAATTTGCGTATTTGTATCATTAAATACATGATATTATCTATCAAAAAATAAATCAAATGAAAAAACTATTCTTACTCTTTTTAATAGCATCTCAATCTGCTTTTGCTAATACCATAGATGATTTAGAGATTCTGGCAAAAGAAGCAAGAGAAATATACTCCCCTAATTTAGAGTATAAACTGCCCGAAATAGTTTTTATTAATGGTAAAGAAATTAACATTCAGGTTTGCGGGGGTAATTGCCCGCCTGGTTTTCGTGTTGTAGGTCTTTACTCTAACGGTAAAATATTTTTAAGAGACACATGGGATGCGCAAGATGATTATAACGCAAGTTACTTTGTGCATGAATTCGTCCATCATCTAC